CTTCGAGTGTCTTCTGATACTCTGCGTCCGTGAGGCCGCGCTGGTTGCCTTCGATTGGCCCGGACGGTTCCGTGTTCGGCTTTTCTGGTTCCGTCGTTCCTGCGGGCTCCTGTGGGCTCTGGGCGCATTTTTCCATGTGGGTTTCTCGGAAGCCTGTCGTCTTGTTGTGCGTGAAGGACCACTCAGTGAGCAGGTAGGTTTTGTTGATGGTCCTGTTCTCGACCTTGCCGTAGATGTCGATGATCGTGCCGGCGTCGAATTCCTGGACCTGCTTCACGTTCTCGGCGTGGGTGTGGTTGAACTCGAGGAGGTAGGTTGGCTGGTCGAGGCACTTGTAAGGGGTGATGGCGTCGAGCTTGGTCCATTTTAAGTCGGCCGTGGCTGGTTCTGGGTTGTTGATCGCGTTGGCGCGTTCTGCTAGCTCGTTCATCTTGCTGTAGAGGTAGTCGCCTGGGCAGTATGTTGGCGACCAGTCGCGGTGGGCGCTGAGTGTTGGGTAGACTCCGTCCGGATCAAACTTGAGCGTTCCGAGGCCGTTGCGCTTCGCGATGTCTGCGACGAGCTTGGCGAGTGTTTCGAAGGTTTCGTCGTCGATGAGCCAGTCCGGGGCGCCCGTGCTGTTGACTGTTTCGATGCCGATCGTGCAGGAGTTTCCGGCCCAGTCGCCGCAGTGCCATGCCGTGTCTTCTTCGCGGACGTATTGGTGGACCTGTTGGCCCTTGACGCCGTAGTGCGCGCTGCCTCCGCGCCCTGGGGTGCTGAAGACTTGGCCGACGCTGTCGAGGCTTGTGCTCGCTGCGTGGTGGATGACGATGCCGTGGATCGTGTCCTGGCGTCCTGGTGTGTAGTTGCTGCCGTCTGCCCACCATTGGCGGGTGACCATGCTCGATTGACTCATGATGTTCCTCCTGCGTTTGTCTTATTAGACGTGCTGAACGACACGAGCGCCGTCGCAAAGCTCGCCCCAGCCGGTGTAGGAGTTCGTGACGGAGTCGATGCTCGGGAATTCGACGCCGTCCGAGTAGATTCGACCGTGGTTCCATGCTGCGACGTGGCCTGCGACCGTGATGTTGTAGTTTGCGAAGTAAATCGGGCAGGCGATGTAATCCGGAGGCGTTCCGCTGTGGAGCGTTCCGTTTGCCTGCTGAGCCTCCATGTCTGCGCGGGCGGTTGCGTATGTGCCCGAGTAAATGTGAAAGTCGAGGCGCGTGTTCTGAAGGCACCAGCCTGGGGTCGTGCCCATGTCTGCTGGGTAGAAGTCGCGGACCTGAGTCTATTCGATGGCCGACGGGTAGACTGGGTCCGGCATCTGTCCTTCGTAGCTGACGCTGTCGATTTTTCTGGTGCTCGTAAGGGCGACAGTGACGCTCCCGATTCTGTCGATGCGGATGTCTTGCGTCTGATTCTCGAAGTCGTAGTCGAGGAGGTGGACGCCTGAGCCGGTCATGGCGGTCAATCTGAATGACCAGACCATTGGCGGCTCGTTTGTTTCGTCCTGCGCGAAGTGGATTCTGTAAGTTCTGGCGCCGTTCGTGGTTCCGACGCTCGATGCTGCGAAGCTGTAAGTATAAAGGCGCATGATGCTTGGCTTGAGCTGCGCTGTTTTTAGTTCGAGGAGTTCGCGCTTGACCTCCTTGAACTCTCGCATGATTGATTGCTTGATCATGAGTACCAGTCCTCCGTTTGGTATTGCGTGAGCGTGAAGTCGCAGGTCGCCGTGACCTCAATCTTCAGCGTGATTGTTTTGCTGTTGCTCGTGCTGCCGCCGAGTTCGCTCGCGTCGGCCGGTGATCCGTCCTGGATCCATGCGATGAATTCGCGGTTCCCGCTAGCATCGCTTCGGAGCCTCTGGTAGCACTTGCGCTCTCCGAGGTTGCTGACGATCGAAACGACCGCGAAGCCTGGCTGGTCGAGCGTGATTTTTGCGACTCCGGCCTTCGATGGGAGCGTGTGGTATTTGTTGCTGCTGATTGTTCCAACGATGACCGGGTAGATGTCAATCGTGCGCTGCTTGAGGACCATCTCGGATGGTGACCTTGTTGGCGCCGCCTTGAGTTCTGCCAGTTCTCGCGTGAATGATTTGACGAGCTTGTCTAGTTCCGTCATGTGATCTCCAGTGATTTTATTGGCGTTGTGCTGACGACTTGCAGCGTGAACGTTTGCGGATTCGGGAGGCCTGTCGTCGCCCATGCTGAGTAGGTGAGGTTGTTCTCGTCGACGGTCATGATGCCATAAAAGGGCCCGCCGATGATCTCGGCGAAGCCCGGGAAGTAGCCGTCTGGCTCGAATTCGCAGTCGATGTATGTCTGGACACCCTTCGTCAGTGTGACTTCGGCATATTCCGTGTAAAACCTGACCGTGCCGAGTCCGCGTTTGTTTGCCGTTTTTAGGTCGGTAAGTTCGGACCTCATGCGCATGAGATTCTTCTCGAAGAGTGAAATCATGCTGCGGCCCTCTCGATGATTGGCGTGATGCTCTCGGCGCCGTTTGCGCTGACGTTGACCTCGATGGCCTGGATTCTGAACCAGCCGCTCGTTGCGCCCGTCGGGTCGGCGGTGTTCTCGAGGTAGATGGTGTCGCCGATCCAGATGCCGTAGTCTTCGGTCGGGCTTGGTGGGGTCTGGCTTCCTGTCAGGGTGATGTTCGGCTCCCAGAAGCAGTTCGATGCGCTTCGGAGGTCGGTGGCGTTGTGGCCGTCTAGGGTGCTCTGTCTGCTGACGCTCGAGTATTGTGTGAGCGTTTCGACGTAGCCGAACTCGGCGACCGCTTCGGCGTTGGTGGATTCGCTCGTGATGACGGTGCTCTTGGCCGGGTCGCTCGATGTTTCGCCGGCTCCTAGTGTGATGACGTGGCTCGCGAAGCCCTGGACCTCGTCTGCGCTGATCGTGGCGACGGACTGGCCTGCCAATCTTGGCGGGTAGTAAAGCTGCCAGCTGGTGATGTCGCGGCCGAGATTTTGGATGATGTCGTAGCTTCGGTCGGGGTTGAAGATGACGTCGAACTGGCCGGCGCCGTCGACGTTGTCTGTGAGCTGCGTGATTGCTTCCTTGACGGTCTTGTAGTTGTCGAAGGTTCTCTCGATCGTGGCGAGTTGGTCCGCGGAGTGGAATGTGATGCCGAAGCCCTTCCCTGCGTTTGTGGCGCGCGTTTCCGCGAGCGTGATCCAGTCCTTGACCATTAAATCTGCGCGCTGCGTGACGGTGGCTGTCGGGTGGATGTAAACGCCCGCGAGGAGGTTGAGGTAGCCGTCGAAGTGAAACTGGAGGTCGGCGCTGGCGTTGTGTGGGTTGTATGCTGGACGGGTTGCGAGGAATCCGCCGGCGACTGCCTCGCCGTTGCGGATGATTCTCGCGTCGAGCGCGTAGGGCTTCATGATCTGGTCGATGCTCGTGTTGCGCTTCTCGCACCAGTCCTTGAAGATTTGGTCGTTGATCGTGAAGTCGATTTCGTCGATGCCGTAGTTGGTGCGGCAGCGGCTCCACTTGAGATTCTGGGCGACGTTCTTCAGGTCGCCGATGAGCTGGCCGTCGAGTCTGAGTTCGAGCTTGTAGTTTGCCTGTCTGATCATGGCGCGCCTCCTAACCTACGACCTCGTTCCAGAAGACCTTCGAGCTACTGGTCGTGTTTGCTGCCGTGTAGCTGATGCGGTTCTGGCCTGGGGCGAGTTGAACCCATGAGCCGCTGACGTATTCGAAGACGTTCGCGCCCTCGAGGGTTGCCGTCTGCTGGCCCATGTCGATGATGAGCTCCTGGTCGGCCGGGACGGTGCCGTTCCATGTTAGCGCTTCGCCCGTGGTTGAGTTCGTGAGTGTTGGGTTCGTGGCTGGGCCGTAGACGTGCCAGACTGGGTTCGCGTCGTCGACGCCGTTGACCGTGACGACGATCGGGCCGCCGCCTGTGCTTGGTTCGAAGACGTAGCCGCCGGTTGTCTGGCCTCCGATGGCCGGCTCGTAGTCCGTGTCGTCTGATCCTAACTCGAGCTGGATTTTGATGTTGTAGTTCGTGAAGTTGCCGCGCGCGATGCGGATGCCAATGTATGAGTCAGGGTTGAGGGCGAGCGTTGCTGTTTTTGGACCTGCGCTTGGAGTTGTCACGAGGTTGTCGCCAGAAATCTCGCGCTTGATTCCGAAGTTGCGGAAGTCGAGGTTCGTGACTGTTCCGCTCGTTTGGCATGAAAGCGTGACTGTTTGGCCGACGTATTGGCCGAGCGATGCGTAGACTGAGCCGGAAACGGTCAGCATGTAATTATAGGCGGAGTTGGTGTTTCCGTTGATCGTGAATGAGCCGTCTGATTCTCGCGTGATTGTGAGCCCGTTGGCTACGATCGGGAATTCTGCTGGGGCTGCGAATGCGATCAGGTTCTTACCCGTGAATGTGTAAGCGTCGCTCGTGGCGCCGTCTGCATCCCAGACGAGGCCGCCGTCCGCGATGTTCGCCAGGCCGAGTTCTGCCTCGAAGAAATAAATCTCGTTGCCCTGGGCATCTTCTGCGTAGGAGTAGTAGTTGACGTCCTCGAAGGCGAGGGCGATGTGCCACTTCGGCTGGACTTGATAGAGTTCCTGCACGGCTGGGGCGTCGGTGATGTAGCCGCGGTCGCGCTTGATTGCGGAGCCGTCTGGGAAGATGTAGACGACCGTGTAGTGGTGCTGCTTGCGGAAGAAGAGGAAGAATTCGCGGCGCTTCTGCTCGACTGTTGCCTTGCTGGTGGTTCCGTCGCCGATGACGCCGTCGAAGCTCTGGCTGGTGGATCTTCGGACCTGGCCTGCTAGGAGTTGGCCGTCAGCGCCCTGGAGCTCGACGATGTCGTTCGCGAAGGTGTTCGGGTTGAAGTGTTTCTGGCCCTTGTCGAACTCGTAAAAGCCCGAGCCGAGCAGTAGGCGTTCGCCGTCGTCGCGCTTAAAAAGTGCGAGGATGTAGCATGTGTCATTTTGCATTAGATTGCCCTCCTGATGCTTGTGACAAGCTCTTGGCTGATCTCGTCGATGTTGAGCTTGCTGTCGATTGTGTTGTTCATGTAGATGTTGATGGTCCTGCCGCCGCCGATGTCTTCAGTTTCAAAGGCTGAGGCGAGCTGTCCGGCGATTGCCTTGGCCCAGCCGTTGTCGCGTTCGAGTGGGATGACGGCCTCTGCGCCTGCTTCGCCGATGATTGCCGGCGTGGCTCTGTTTACGACGCCGCCTGTCGCTAGATATTCGATGCGCCCGAGGGTGACGTTGTTGAGCTTGCTGATGTTCACGCCTGGGATTGAGTTGATGGCGTCGAGCATGCCGTTGATGGCATTGATCGGACCGTTGAGGGTGCTCTCGATGAAGCCGATGACCGCGTTGACCGCGCCGATCATGATGTTGCCGATGCTCTTCCCGAAGTTCGCGGCGAATGACGTGAAGGTGCTCTTGAGCTTCTCCCAGACTCGGCTGAATAAGTCACCGAAGGCCTCGACGAGTGCGCCGAAGATTTGCGGGATTGCGTTGACGAGCGCGCTGAGGCACTGCAGGAAGCCCCATGCGAGCAAGCCCCATGTCTGCGGATCGAGGAAGAAGTCGATGATGGCCTTGATGATGGTCGGGAGCGCCTTGACGAGTTCCGTGATGAAGGCCGGGATGGCGGTGATGACTCCGACAAGGAGCTGCTGGAATGCGTCAATCATGAGCCTGAGGTTGTCGGGCTGCGTGAGGACGGTTGCGATGCTCATGATGGCCTTCGTGATGGCTCCGATGATCTCCGGGAGCTTCTGGGCGATGCTCATGACGATATAAAGGACGCCCTTCCATAAAGCGTCGAGGATTGCCGGGGCGTTGTTGAGCAGTAAGACTGCGATGTCGAGGATTGTGTCGCTTAAAATTGGGACGATTTGCGTGATGAGCCCCGGGAGTGCTTGTGCGAGCTCGTCGAGAATCATCTTGATGCCTTTGGTGATGTTCGGGAGTAGGCGGACGAGCGTCTTGCCGATGTTCTTGCTGAAGGCCGTGACGCCGGTCATCATCTTGTCGAATAAAGCGCCGATGTCGGCGTTCGGATCGGCGAGGCCACGGACGAAGTCCTCGGCTGCTGCCTTGGCCATTTTCATCGAGCCGCTGATCGTGGAGTAGGCCTCGTTGATGGTGGTGCCTGCGATGCCCATGTGCTCCTGGACGACGGCGATCGCGTTGACCATGTTGCCGAAGCTCATGTTATCCTTCTCGACCGTGACGCCGAGCTTCGCCATCTCCTCGGTCATCTCGCTGGCGTCTGCGATGAGTCGCTCCATCTCGCCCTTGGTGCCGCCGTAGCCGAGCTTGAGGTTGTCGAGGAGCATGAATTGACCGCGCGCGAAGCTCTGGTAGGCGTTCTGGAGCATCTGGATGTCTGTGCCGATTTTGGCGCTGTTGTCGCTGATGCTCTGCATCGCTCGGTCTGCTAGTTGTGCGGCTTCGGCTGCGTTCTCGCCCGTGGATTGCATGAGCGCGCCTGCGAGGCTGTTGACCTGTTCGAGGTAAGTGTTGGCGCTGATGCCTGCCTTCTCGAAGGCTCGGTCAGCGTTTGCTAGGACGTTGTCTGCCGCGTCCTTGAATAGTGTTTCGGTGCCGCCGACGCTCTGCTCGAATGCTGCGTAAAGCTGGGCAGATTTTTTGGTGAGTACGGCGACCGTGCCCGTGGCCTCTACGATGGCCTTAGTCTTTATGGCAGCCGCCGTGATTCCGATGGCTTTCCCGACTCCTGACATGATCGTTTTAGTTTTCGATCCTGCCTGGTTGAGGTCACTGGTCAGTTGCTTGTCGTCTGCTCGCAGTTGGATCGCCGCGGTTCCGACGTAGTCCGACATGTTCTGTCCTCCTGTTTAGTGGTTGTTGAATTTTTGAAGGAGTTCTTGTGCGAGTCGCAGTGATTTCGGGGCGTGGCCGTTCTTGTCTGCCGGGTTGTTTGCTCCGGCGTTTGCTGCGAGGATCATGGTCATTATCGGCTGCATGAGCGACTTCTCTCGGTCGCGCTCTGCGAGCATCATTCTGGCCATTTGTTCCTCGTCAATCTCGCCGTCGAGCCAAGCCTTAAAAGCGCCCCAGCCGAATCGTGCGAGCATCTCCGCCTCGTATGCGTCGGCGGCGTCGTAGAGTTTCTCGGGTTCCTTGCCTCTTGCGTTTGACTCTTGGAGCTGTTGCTTCTCCTGGTCGGACAGGAAGTCCGACGCGCGAAAGTATTGCCCGGCGTTCGGCAGGTCGTTCTTACGAATCCCTGCCAGGGTGTTTTCGTGCGTCGTCGTCATGTCTGACTCTCCTATTCGCTGACGTCCACGTAGTCGTAGGTCGCAGCGTCGAGGCGTGTCTTCTTGGTGATGTTCTCGACGCCGAAGCGATAGCTGCGGGCTGGGTAGCCGTCGCCGCTGTGGCGAGCTGCGTTGTAAATCTGTGGATTGAGCTGAAGCGTGACGGTCTGGGTTGAGCCGGTGCCGAATTCGAGCGCGTCGTCGATGCTTGGGAAGCAGCGGGTGAGCTCGACGTCTGCCTCGGAGCCGTCGTCGCAGATGCCCTGCGCGATGACGTCGTAGTAGATGCCGTCGCCGCAAAGGTCAGCGGAGCCGTCGGTGATTTGACCTGCGTCGCCTGCGTTTGCGTAGGTTGCCGCGGTGAATCTGCCGAGTGCCTGGCCGAGGATCTTGAAGGTGTCAGCGAGGAATGTGATCGAGCCGCTGAATTCGCCGAGCGTTCCGGCGATTGGCGTGTTCGTGGTTCCTACGCTGGAGGCGCGCTCAGCCTTGCGTGGGCTGATTTGGACGCTCATGATGGTGTCCTGGCCGAGCTCGTCCGGTTCCATCGTGAAGCCGGTCCATGCTGCGCCTGAGCTTGTCTTCTTGCGGAAGATGAGCCTGCGGAGCTGCGTGATTTGGTGTGTTGCCATTTAGTCCTCCTGTTGATTGATTTGGTCGTAGTAGAGTTCCGCGCTCGTCATTTTCACGATCAAGCCGTTGGATGTGACGCCCTGGTTTGATGGGCTTGTGGTTGGCCTGATGCGGATGTTGGCGAATGCGTAGCGACTGTCGCCGACGACTCCGCGAAGTTCGCAGATGCCGAGGTTGTGGCGGATCCAGTCGATGATGTCGCGCGCCACCGTTTCCGTCTTCGTCTTGTCGTTGAAGGCGATGTAAAAGTCTGCGATGGTGCGCTGGTTCAGTCCTTTGGGCGTGTTGTTAAGGTTGCCACCTCTCGTCACGATCCAGACGCCCTGCGCTGGCTCGCCGTTTTTCTGAAGTGGTGCTTCTTCCCAGAAGAAGTTCTTGTCGGCGACGAGGTTTGCGACTCCGTCCGCTGCCATCTTCTGGAGAATTGCGAGTGTGATCATTTTGTGACTCCTCCGAAGTAGTTCTCTCGCCAGTCGCCCTGCATGACGTCATTAAGCGAGTTCTGCATGTAGTGCTCGGTTGCTGGGTTGCGGTTCGGGCCTCGTTCGCGCTTGTCTGCGTAGTTGACGAATCTCGCTCCGCTTGCGACCTTCCTCGGTGCTCCGCTGAAGGTGTTGACGAGGGTTTCCATCGGGGCTGAAACGCCGCCGGCGATAATCTCGATGATTCCCTCGTCTGCCCTGTCTTGGCTGACTCTGATCGAGTTCTTAAGGGCGCCCGTGACGTATGGGGCGCGGCCGATGGCCTTGTTGCGGATATCGAAGCCCATCTGCAGGACTCCGGCGATGAATCTCTGCTGGTAGCCCTTGATGCGCGGCTTGTTCCATTCGATGGTGACGTTTGAAACTACGAGCCCGCCGTTGGTTATGTTGCTGCTGTAGTTTGCGTCCATTTAAGACTCGCTTTCGTCGTTCTGTTCGATTGCTCCGGTCGGGCGGAGCTTGAGCTCGATGTGCTCGAGTCTTCCGCCGTGCTGGTTCTTGCCTGCTCCTGCGTCGATGATGGCGTAGATTCTCCCGTGTGGGTCCTTGACCGCGTAATCGCTCACGAGCGCGCTTGTGTCTGTCGTTGGCAAGTCTGCCGGCTCTGCGTAGAGAAGCGTGTCTGATGCGATTGCGGCGGCGTTTGGTGCGTTGTTTTGGCTTGCGCTGTCGCCCTCGTCCACGATGACTCTGATGGGTTGGATGTTCGCGAGTTTATTGCCCGTGATCGTGCCGTAGGTCATCTCGCCGATGTGCCATGTTTCGATTGCTTCCGGGAATGCCTCAAAGACGACCATCGCAGCAGTGCCTCGTTGAGCGTTCGACGTTGATGGTGCTTCCGCAGTTCCCGTAGGCTTCGATGACGTCGCGGTATTGCTGGTAGATGGCCGCGAAGGCGTCGGCGGCAGTCGGTTGTCTGAACTCTACCGTAAAGTTTCGGACCGTCTTCCGTTCCACTGCGCCGTTGGAGCCTTGTCGGGTGATGACCGCGTTGATGAAGTTCGCGAACATCTCCTCAAGTTCCGGTGGCATGGTGGTCGGGAGTTTGTCCAGGCAGAGGAAGCGCGCAAGGCGAGCGCTTGCTGCTGTCGTGATCTTCTGCCACTCTGCGGGTGTGTAGCTGGCAGTCGAGCCAGTCCAGAGTTTGTAGTCGTCTTGCGTCATTCTTCCTCCTTATTGCCTTTTAGGATTCGCTTGCGCCGCTGAGGGTGATTGCGACTGCGGATTTCTTCTCGCCTAGCGAGCCCCAGCGTGGGGTTTCATCGAGAAGGATGTCCGTGTTGGTGCTGGTGTCGAAGTCTGCGCGGACGCGGATGTTGCGCTCACCACCGTGCTTGTAGGCGCGGTTGACGACGAGGATGGCATCGACGGATGCGTTGTCCATCCAGGTTGGGGTGTAGACGCGTTCGACGCCGAGGATGTCCTCGATGCGGGCGCCTGGCTGGATCAAGTAGCCATTTGCAGTCTTAGCGGTGCGGAGGGCGGTGATGTAGGAGCCCTTGCAGACCAAGTACTGGCCGCCTTCGGTCTTGATTTCGCCCTTGGCTGCTACGACGCCGTCGTAAAGGTTGCCGGCGACTGAAACGCTCGATGCGAGCTTGGTGCCGATGCCGGATGCTGCGGTTGCATCTGCGAGGATGCTGTAAAGGCCGCGGGTGCCGTCAAAGAGGCGATAGTCTGGATTGGTGCCAGCTGGTGCCTGACGACCGTCGCCGATGATTGCGGCGCGCTCGAGTTCGCGGACGATCTGGTCGACCAATTCGCGGGAGCGGAAGTCAATGAGCCATGGGTTTTCGTAAAGCTCGGTTGCGTCGAGGTCGAGGCGCTTGTATACCATCTTGACCAAGCAGTCACGGGTCGTGTCGGTGACGCTCTGGTTTGCCTTGGTGTCGCCCTTCTTGTGGCCTAGTGCGCGGCTGTCGCTCTCTAGGACGTGGATGCGGAAGGACTTCGCGGTGATGAACTCAAAGCGGCTGATGATGCCGTCGCTGTTCTCGAGTGCATCGACGAAGTACTGGTCCACTGGTGCTGGGTTTGGCAAGCCTGAAATGCCGTCGAGGCTCATGTGCTTGCTTGCGACGTTTGCCCATTCGGCGTCGAATCTTGCGCCGAGGCGGCCTACGCGCTTAAGGGTGTCTGCGAATGCCTTGTGGCCGGCTTCGCTGTGTAGCCAGTCGTACTTGGCGGCCACTGCTTCCTGAGCGACTGCCTTGTCTTTGATGACTGTGACTGGGCTGTTGAGTTTGTCAGTCGTGTTGACTGCTTCTGCTTCTGCCACTTTGTCTTCCTCCTGTGGTTTAGTTTCTTCTTCTTTGGTTTCCTCCGCCGTTTCTTCGGCCTCAGCCTCTGCGACTACAGGCTCGCCTGCTGGCTCCTCTGCGTCGGTGCTCTCTGCCGTTGGTTCGGTTTCGGATTCCGGAGCGTCTGTCGTGAATTTGTCGACGACTGCGCTCAATTCCTCGGCGAGTGTGCGCTTGAGTGATGCGCTCTCGTCAGGGGTGAGGTTGTCGGTTTTCACCTGTTCTTCCTCCGGGTTAGTTGATTGTTTACCAGCTCCATCTTCGCCGGCCCCTTGGCCCTGTGGTTCCGTTGGTTTCTGGTCGATTGTCTTAGCGCGCGGATCGTTGCCTGTCAGTACCATCGAAATCTCGCGCAGGATTCCGATTGCTTCGTTGATGTCTTTGCCGGTGCCGTAGTAGCCGTCCTCGTACCATTCCATGCCGATGGAGTAGCTCGCGTCTTGGCTGATTGCCCAGGCGTGGTCCGCTAGACGGTCGTTGTCTGCGAAGTACATCCGGGCGTGAAGGCCATCTTCTTCGAGCCAAACTCGGCAGGATCCGAATTGCTTCTCAATCGTCGGGACGATCTCGCCGTCGATGATTTCGCCGTGGTCGGCTTGGGCTTTGACCGAGTATCGCTCTGTCTGAGCTTCTGGGTCTTTGTTAAGATCGGCGATGCGGTAGAGCTCGCCGTCGTAGCCCATGACGTAAAGGTTGGCGATGTCGCGAACCTCTCCCGATTCCATCACTTGACCACTGTTGGCCAGGATGTTGCGGAAGCGTCGCTGTTTCGCGCCGTTCTTTGCGTCGGCCACGAATTGTGCGGTGATGGTTGTGGTCTTCATGGTTTCGTTTTATTGGCCGAACGACACGGCGCAAAAAATCCCCGGATGTTCGGGGATTATGTTTTGCGTCTTTTGATGTCGTGCTTGGTCGATTGGGCGACTATGGCTGGTCCTTACTCGACCACCGAGCAGCTCACGCCTTACACCTGGATTGACGGCGAGCCGATCTACAAGAAGACAGTAAACTTTGGAGCGCTCCCGAATGCTGCGTCAAAATCGGTAGTTCACAATATCACAAACCTCGATCACTTCGTCAGAGTCGAAGGTATTGCCTGGACTTCCTCAAAAGCGTCTGTCCATCTGCCATTCGCATCGCCAAATCAGCTAGCCGGAGCCATTTCGCTGCTTGCTACTAGCACTGGCATCGATATCAGCACCGGAAACGACCGCCGAGAATTCGCGAATTGCTACGTCACCCTTTGGTACACGAAGACGACGGATTAGTCACCGATTGGCACGAAGAAGCAACCGCTCGGCACAATCTGGGCGTTCCCGCCATTGTCGGATGTTCTCGCTTTGATCACATCGCCTTTTGAGACAAAAGCAATCATTGGGACCCAGGTGAACGCAGAAGCTCCGCCTTGAGCTCTTCCGATTGTTTCGTTATTCAGGTCAAGGTAACAGGTCGCATTGGAAGCTGACGCTGTTTGGACCACAACGAAGCCGCATCCTGGCGCCGTGAAAGTACCGCTAGCAGCTCCGGACCATTCCAGAGATTGAGGAGTTCCAGTCTCCAATGTCGACCAATCGACCTTGTCCGACGTTACTGCGCCGTCTGCGATCTTATTGGTCGAGACTGAGTTGTCTGCGAGCGCTGCGATGCTCTGCGCTGCTGAGCCTTGCGTAATTACGCCAGAGCCGATGGTGGTGACGTTGGTGCCGACCAGAACCGTTGCGAGGACCACGTAGTAAGCGATGCCGCCTGTGGCTCCGTCCGTTGTGATCGCGGCGCGAATCTGCGCTTCGGTTGGTGCGGATGGTCTCGCTGCGACGGTGCCCTTGACTGCGATGATTCCGCAGGCGCTTGGGTTGTCCGTGGTGGTGCCATCGCCCGTGCTTGGGTTGTCTACGTAGGCGACGATGGCGTCGATGCGGTCGTTGGTGGATGGTGCGCCGTCTAGGGTGACGTCGATAGGTGCGCCGGAGCGGTTGTTGATTGTGAGCTTGTTGCCGGCGTTGTCTTCTGCGAGTGCCGTGTCGCGAACGCTTGCGCTGCCGCCGAGCTGGACGGTCATGCCGTTCTTAGGTGAGCAGGTCCAGCCGCTGACGATGCCGCGCGAGAATGCTGCTGCGAGGTCGTTGAGTGCGTTCGGGCTTGTGCGGCCGCTGAATGCGCCATTTGTGCCGATTGCGTTATTCGGGTTGGTCATTGGTGTCCTCCGTGGCCGTGTTGGCCTTTAGATAATCGTTGAAGTTTGCGACGCGGATCGTGATTTTCTGCTCTCCGCATCTCTTGCAGTTTAGGTGTGCGTCGAGGTTCTGGTCGGTGTCGCCCATGACTCGGCCGCATTTTGGGCAGTTTATTTTCATGACTGCCTCTCTAGGTTCGCCTCGAAGTAGCAGCGGCAGTTCGGGTGCGGTTGTGGAATCTTGCCCTGGTCGTTCCATTCGCTCGGGAGCCATTCGATGATCGTGCCGGCGTCGAGTGTTTTGCCGTTCGGGAGTTCCGTGTCTTCGGTGAATTCGAGCAAGTGTTCGAAGGCCTTGCCGACGGTAGTCGTTTTGCCGTCCATGGCCGCGCATACGTCGCAGGTTGCCGTGTCTGGCTGGCATTTCCATGTGAGCTGGATTTTGACGCCCCAGCGTTTCTCGGTTTCGAGGTAGTCTTCGATCTGGACGGACTTGAAGGCGTAGGTCGTTTCGGTCCTTGCGATCATTCTCGCCCTGGCGCGTGGGATGGCTTCGGTGAGCTTCTGCTCAATCTCTGCCGCCGTGAGCGCCCTGGTGTTCTCGAGGACTGCGCGCATCTGGTCGCGGACCTCCTTGTCGTAGTTGCCGACGATGAGCGTCGCCCTGGCGCGGATTCTGTCTGTGATCGCGGCGTTTAGGGTGATGTTCTTGAGCTCCTTCTCGAGTTCTTCGCGAATCTCTGGGGTTTCGATGAGCTGAAGCATGCGCTGGATGGCCTTCTTGTGGCCCTTCTTGCCTTCTGCCTCGAGCAGTTCCGTGATGCGC